AAATTGGCGAATATTCATAGTTCAACTTTATACAGATTGATTTCCACTGTACAAAAAGATGAATTATATATTTATAAAAAAATTGGATTTGTAGATGAAGACTCGAATTGACATTACTAAACTACTAAAGCAAATTGATGCCTTTGGGGATGATGCTAAACGTATGGCGGTGGCGATTACTAATAGTACTGCGGAAGATATTAGTAATAAGGCAAAAATCAGGGTAACAAACTTTACAGGGGGTTCGTCTGGACCTATTGATTTGCGTTCTGTAAATGATGCCGTAGATTATGGTCAGCTACGGCAGTCAATAGGCAAAACTACGGCACGGCTAAATTTTAACAAATCTGTAATATTCGCAAACGCTCCCTACTCACCTTTCGTAAACTGGGGTACGGGTGGTTTGGTAAATGTTGAGGCTGTATTTAAAGATTATGCGATTACATTTAAAGGCAGAGGCATTAAGAAAATTAACCTCCCTGCCCGGCCTTTCCTTACAGGATCGTATCTTGAAGAGGCTGCAATATACCCTGAAAAGCTAAAAACTTTCCTAAATAGATTGACAAATCAATATAATGCAAAAAAATAATGAAAGATTATAAAGGGGAGTACAAGGATTTTTTAAAATCTAATTACTGGGCAACTGTCAGGGTGGAAATACTAAAAAGAGACAAAAATAAATGCTCTCATTGCAATACAACCATTAATTTACAAGTGCATCATATTACATACAAAAATCATTTTAATGAGTTAAATAATTTAAATGATTTAATAACTTTATGTAAAAAATGTCATAAAAAGGAGCATGATTTTATTGAAAACCCTTCTTCTTATTATGACCCTTTTTCTAGTTATGAAGGAATGATTGAATATGAAATTGAACGGTTATGGGAAAAAGATGAATATTGGTTTAATCAAAATAATAACTAATGCAAAAAAATAATTATATTTGGATATGAAAGACCCGAACTTAGCTTTGTTAACAGCCTATAAAACAGCTTTAGCATCCTTAGTAATTGGGTCAACTGCAATACCTGTATATAGTAAAATAGCGCCTATTACGACTGTAGCTAAGAAATATGTTATAATCAGCTCACAGACAAAGGTTCAAAATAAAACAAAGTGCGGTTATTGGTATCAATGCACAGTAGATGTAGCAATGGTTACAAGGTATCCAAACGGGATAGAAGATAGTGGTTTTGCAGTTAAAATATCGGAAACAGTTCAGCAAATAGTAGAAGAGACAGGCTTAACGATTTCGGATTTTGTGATCGTAGAAACTATGCAGTTAGGTTCATCGGAAGTAAATTTAACAACGGATAACGAAAATATTTTTCAATATATATTAACATTTCAACACAAACTAAACAGAGCTTAAAATGGCAAATGAACAATTTTCAATGGGATCTTTATTCATGCTTTACATTCGTAATGCAGGAACATGGAAGCCCGTTTCGTGCTTAACCAGCAATGGGATCTCAGAGAATTGGGATTTTGCGGAAACCGTTACAAAATGCGATCCTGGAGTGACCAGACGTAAACCTACGACTTACTCGTACGAGATTCCAATCGAAGGAGTTTTTACCGATACTTCCGGTATTGGTGGTGACACGGCTAAGGCATCGTGGGATACTATCAAAGTCCCTGCCCGCGCAAAGACTTTAACCGAATGGCAGATTGCACTTTTAAAAGTGGATGGAACAGAGGATCCTAATTTTGCAGCTCAGTACGGGTCTGCTTATTTTTCTGCTTTGGAAATTTCAGCACCGGAAAGCGACTTTATAACTTTCACAGCGACAATGCTTGGGGATGGTGATATTACTGAAACTGATCCTTATCCGGGCTACTAATTTATGGAAGGTCATTTAACGTATGTAATTAACGGAATTGAGCGCAAAATGTTTTTTGGCAATTATGCGCTCGAAAAGGTATTAAAGCATTTTAACGTATCTCTAAATGATTTAGACAAAATACCGGATTCCGATCAATTAGAATTTATTCGTATTTATATGTATCATGCAATGATATATGTAATTTTAAAAGACGGAGGAACTCCTGATTTCAGGGAAATTGATACGCATGAATGGGTTGAAGAAAGTAATTATGATTTGATAACAAAAGTTACTGAGGTTATTAATGAAAGCCTAAGAAGGCGTAATATTACTGAATCCGACACTCAAAAAAAAAGCAACAAGAAAGCCTGAATTGGGACAATGATGTTTTGACATTTGCATACGGTGAGCTGGGGTTGATGCCAGACGAGTTTTACGCCTTGACATGGAATCAGTACCTGATGAAATGTCAGGGCTTTTTTAATAAAGAAAAGAAGGAATGGGAGCGCATCGGATGGGCAACGTGGAACTGTATGCGAGTTCATGTATCAAAAGGTATGCCACCCTATAAAAAGTTTATGTCCTTCCTGAATCAAGATGAACAGGTAAAAGACTTAGATAAGATAAAAGAATTTATGAATAAAGCAATGAGTAAATACTTGAAAGATCGTGAAGGGAATTGAAATACCTATTGGGGCTCCGCTGGGGCAGTTGGATTCAGACCTTAAGGGTGCGAAGTCAAAGCTAAGTGCTTTCACAGCTGATCAGGTTAAGGCAGCCGGGGGGTTAGATGCTTTCAAACGTGCTGCAAATTCGGGCGGTCAAAGTTTACAAAACTTTGCCAAAGGAACCAATTCAGCTAATTTTGCATTAACTAATTTCGGCAGGGTTGCTCAGGATGCACCTTTTGGGTTTATTGGTATACAAAACAACTTAAATCCGTTATTAGAATCATTCCAAAGGTTAAAGGCAGAAACAGGATCTACAGGAGGGGCATTAAAAGCACTGGGGTCTTCTCTTATGGGGCCAGCTGGTTTAGGTATAGCCTTATCAGTTGTAAGTGCTGGTATATTGTTTTATCAGCAATACCAGCAAAAAGCAAATAAAACCACCGAAAACGCAAAGAAAGTAAATGATGATTATGCAAAGTCATTAGGGGATGTTGCTCAGGCTCAGTTAGTAGGTGCGCAAAGTGCTGCATCAGAACTCACAAACTTAAAAGTATTGTATGGCCAAACGCAAAACACAACCCTTTCATTAAAGCAAAGAATTGCTGCATCGGATGAATTGCAGAGCAAATATCCTGCATACTTTAAAAACATTTCGGATGAGGCTATTTTAGCGGGTGGGGCAGCAGCAAAATACAATGAATTATCGACTGCAATTTTAGCATCAGCAAGGGCAAGAGCGGGGCAGGATCTGATCACTACTAATACAAAAAGGCAATTAGAAAACGAGCAGAAAATAATTGATCTAAAAGTAGAAGAGCTAAAACTAACTAAAAGCCAATTAATAGCAAAAAATAATCTTGATAAATCATCAGGGAGTGCTGGCATTGGTGGCAGTAATGCACAAGGCTTGGCAATTGCATTATCTAAAATCGAAGAGAAAATAACTGCTAATAAAACCATACAAAGGAATTTAGCTACAGACCATAATATATTAAGTGAAAGAAACCTTCAATTAATTAAGTCTATAAATATTGAAAGTGCAAAAGGTACGGTATTAGATGGCAAAAAGGTGGGTGGGGCTTCACTGTCTGCTAAAACAAAATCCGTAGACGATGCACGGTTTGCACGTGAAAAGAAAATAGGTATTGAAAGGTTAAACTCATTAGATACCTTTTTAAGCAAATACAGAGCAACGGAAGCTGAATTGAACAAAACTCCGTTGATAGGTTTTCCGCCAGACTTCCAGAGTAAACTTGCAGTTCCATTTGAAAACCTTAAACTAAACATCCTGCCACAATTGCAAACTTCATTTCAGGGATTCTTTGATGATATTTTAATGAGAGGGAGACTTTCATTTGAATCATTAGGGAAAAGCATACTTAGTACCTTTGCATCGGTTTTGGCAAATCAAGCAACTACGGGAGTATTGGCGTTACTTGGTGATAAAGGTTCACAGGCGAAGGGAAATATATTTAGTACTGCTTTTAAGGCTTTAGGGCTATTTGGGGGCAAAGCTGCCGCTGCCGCAACCGCCGCTTCTGCCGCCGCTTCTGCTGCTGCCGCTGGGTCGCTTGCTGGGGTGGCTGCATCTACAGGTGGCGTAATTCTAGGAAGTGGTCTAGCCGCTGGTGGTACTACAGCTGCAGCTTTAGCTTCGGGTACGGTAGCTACAGGGGGTTTGCTTTTACCAGTTTTGGCTGGGGCTGCTGCACTTGCAGGGATTGCAACCTTGTTTAAAAAGAAGCAAACACCTTTACCAGCACAGCAGACCAATTCTTATTCCTCCGCTGCGATTTCCTCGAATAGTGATTTCGGAGGTGGTAGGGTAGTGTTTGAGATTTCAGGCACTAATCTTATCGGGGTGCTGAATAGGGCAGGTGCTAAACTTCAAAGGTTTGGGCCATGAGTTACAACGAACGCTACTTTTTTACTTTCTATGCTGATAAGGACATTCGTACTGCCGTACCATCGGATGAATACGAGGTCAAGATTTTAGGATTAAACACAACCGAACCATCAGAGGAAATTCAGGCGCAGGAAAATCCCGTAACGATCATTTACCAAAATTCAAGCGACAACAAAATGGAACCGTTCAGAGGTTCGGAATGTACGCTAAATTTAATGGCTACGGAAAACTTTCAGCTTGAAGATTTATATACCGAAAATGAGCGTTTTTGGTTGGTTCAGGTTTACCGGAATGCTTCATTAATTTGGCAGGGGTTTATTATTCCCGATGGCTGTCAAGAATCATTCAGCTTTACACCGTACACAATTTCGGTCAATGCCGTTGATGGGATGGGATTATTAAAGAATCTTTCCTACGTGCAGAATGATGGCAATTTCTGGCTTGGTAAGCAATCGTTTTTAGATGTTATATATAATTGTTTTAACAGGCTTGGACTGCCTGTAATTACTATTAAAACGTGCGTGAATATCTATCCTTCATCCTATTCGCCTTCCGACACTTTAGACCCATTGGAAGAAACTTATGTAGATGCACAGCGGTTTTTATTGAATGACGAAATAAACCCGATGAACTGCCAGGAAGTACTAATTTCAATACTTCGTGAATGGACTTCCTGCATAATTATGTCTGAAGGCGTGTATTATATTTACAGGCCAAACGAGGCAGCGTTATCAGATACATTAGTATTCCGCTCCTATACCGATAATGTTTATACAGGGATTGAAACTAAAGATATAGCTGAAGTATTAGGGGGCTTTTCGGAGGGTGTTGTATTTGCGCCTTACTATCACGTAAATACCGATCAGCTAAAAATGATTGAACGGCCTTACAAAAATGTTTCCATGTCCTATAAATACGGGTTAAAACAGAATCCAGATGAAGAGTTGGATAACCCAACATTTGCAGGTTTTTCACGTGGTTGTGTTGGCGATCCTGCGGATCCATGCGATGATGTAACTATTCCGGGATGGACAAAGACTGGGGTTATGTATATCGGAACTTATATTTCAGGAGGATTAATATTTTACACTACGGGCGCAACTTATCCAGACGTTTCAAACTATTATCAAAACGATAATTTAGTCCCGGTTACTTTTAACGTAACCGTTCAAAACTATGTCAAGTTTGTAATTGACTATACTAATCCTGCATTTATCAACGGGGTAGACATGAACTTTGTGATTTCATTAACAGATGGAAGCATCACATGGTATTTACAGGCAGATGGTAGCTGGGCAGACACGCCAACATCACCGGGCATAAATTATTATTCTATACGATCACAATCAGGAACAACAGGATCGGAAACCATAACATCAAACATAGTACCATCAAGCGGAAATATTACATTTCGAATTTTAGCACCTTCAGGAACAGTTGAAAATATTGTGTACACAGGAATTTCGGGAAAGGTTTTTTTAGACTTAGGCGTACAGGTTGGTGAGATTCACACAGCAACGCAAACAGGGGAATTCTCTTACGTACCTGATACAATAGATGTTTTTAATGGAGACAGTTCATCATCATTATATCTAGGTGCTATATTCAAAAACGATTTAACAACCTTAACCACGTTATGGAATCGTAGAGGCTTATCGGAATCGGTATTAGCTTTGGAATATGCAGAAAGCAAACCATTTCTAAGAATTGCCGTTGAGGAATTGCAACGAATGTATGCCCAGCCTTATGTCAAGTTTGAGGGGTCAATCGGAAATTATTTTAATCCTTTGTCCTTATTTACAATTAACTTAGTGGAAGGGCGGTTTATGCCTGTATCTTTAAGTTATGATCTGCAAGCCAATG